AGGCAGCTTCAATTTGCAGTACTTCGATCCCGAGGACCGCGACCCGATTCAGGTTTCCGTTCGTTACCGCGAAGAGCGTCCCAGCAACGACCTGACCAGCCCAGGGCTGTTCCCGGTGGTGCGTGAAGTGCTGGTGCGTGAATCCGATGCTGCAGGTGGTTCTGACACCGATCCAATCGAGCAGCTTGATATGTCGGCCTACTGCACCAGCCGGGCTCATGCGATTGATGCTGCCAAGTTCCTGATCAGAATGCGTCGAATCCCAACGCATACGATCACCTTCAAAACTATGCACGATGGCCTGACTGCAGGCTTGGCGCCCGGTGATTACATCAAAGTCGCCATGGACGAAACCGAATACGACGAGTTCAACAATGGCGTCGTCACACCCGAGGGCGCCTTGGTCAGTACAAAGGCATTATCCGATGGCACTTACAACGTGGTCGCATGGGACGGCACCGAAGGCACACCGCCAGCAGATGCAACGCTGACTGTCAGCAACAGCGGCAAAACTGGCTCACCAACCGGCATTGTCTTCACCGTCAAGCTGCCCGCTACTCAAGTGCGCGTGTACCAGGTGGAGCGGATCACGCCAGACGATGAGGGCACATTTACAATAGAAGCAATGCACATGCCCGTGAATAGCTCCGGCGTCCTTGAGGTTGCCGCTGGCTTCGATACCGCTGGCAACTGGGAGATCCAAGGCTGATGGCAACGACCTTCCCGAGTATCGAGCCAACAGCCAGGAGCTTTACTGCACCGGCATGGCAAACCACCACGCAGACATCTCAGTCTGGCGTGATAACTCGCAGGTTATGGGGCAGCCGCCCAAGCCGCGCCACCCTTAGCCTGCAGTTCAACAACATCACCGACACGAACACCACGGCAATCCTTGGCGCATACAACACCGCCAAGGGGTCTGTTGATAGCCTCACGCTGCCGGACATCCTGTTCAATGGTGCCGATGGAACGCTGAAGACATGGCTCAATGCCAGTGCAACTGGCGCCGGTCTGCTCTGGTGCTTCACCGAAGGCTCACCACCGCAAGTCGAAAGCGTTGCCCCAGGCAGATCAAACGTGACTGTCAGCTTGACCGCAGAGATTAGAATTAGCTAAAAGGATCCGATTATGGCTGTCAAGACAGGCGCTACCGCCGAACTCAGGCTCGATGGTACGGCCATCGCTAAGGTGCGTGACGTGTCCATCACCTTTGCAAGGGATGCGCTCGAAACAACTGGCATCGGCCAGAACGACCGTACCTACGCCTACGGCATCCGTGGCACAACCGGCAGCGGCACTCTGCTTTACGACGCAGCCGATACGGCAACCCGCGCAGTAATCAATCGGTTGCTAAGCGATTCAACTTCGACCAATAGCATCTCGATGGTGCTCGACACCTCGACCACCGATGGCACGATTACCGGTGATGCTTTGATCACTCAGGCTGGCACGAGCGTCAGCGTCGGCGATCTGGTCAGCATTCCGATCTCGTTTACCTTCAGCGGTAAGCCCAGCGGTAACTACTGATGGCAGTTCTCGGCAGCGGCGGCGTTCTTGAGACCAGCCGGGAGATCCCGGATGCAATGGCGCTGACTGCTGCGCGATTGAACACCAGCAGCATTTCACTTGCAAACCAGGCTTACTGGGCCGGTGACCGCATCATCATCGCCGCCGCTGATGGCGTTCCATTCGATGTCAATGGCGATGGCTACGCAGATTGCCCCGACGGCCATGGCTTTTACCGTGGTTCGGCTTGGGACGCAGGCCCAGCGTTGGCTTTCTATGCCGGCGGCCTGACGGATGGAGCGCCGTTTTACGACCAGTTCACGGCAACGGATACACTCATCACTCAAGCCGGTGACACGCTAATCACGCAATCCGGCGACACGTTGATCGGACTTAACGGCAGCGAAGATGATAACGATCGATATAACACCACAGCAACCACTGGTCTAACCACACAGATCGATGGCTACATGAGCCGCGATGTGCTGGATCGCATCAAACTATGGACCACCGAGGGCGCGGCGCATTCTGAAACTGGTACGGAAAAGCCGTTAGTCGCCGTAAAGCCATCAAACTTCATCATCGCGCATTACGACAATGACGCGAGCTACACCAGCGCAATCGACAGTGCAGCAAACTCGATCCAGCCGTTGACGTTACTGGAATCAGAGCAACGCCTTGAATCTGTGATCACGCTGCCCGCTGGCTTCAGCGTTGTGTGCGAAAACCGCGACTGGAAGCTGCAGTGCGACCTTGAGGAATGGGTGATGAGCATCGATGCCAGCAACCTTGACACGACTGCGATCGGTGAAACCTTTGGTGAAAACATTAAGTCTCTGGTACGTGGCGCTGGCAGCCTGCAGTTTCTAGCTGAGCACAGCAGTGTCGCAACCGAAGAAGACGGCTTGGCGCTGCTCAGGCTGGTGCTACTGACCCAGAATCAATGCAATACCAAAGCACGATTCCACATTTACAAGGATCGCTCAGCACCATCGCCGCGCATCGATGGATCAGTTTACTACGAGTGCGACATCCTGCTGACAAACACTCGTCTCAACACCCGCGCTACCGAAATCATCGCTGGTACGGCTGACTTCGTTGCTACATCGGAGATCAAGCTCAAAGTAGCAGCCTGATTCCTGCGGTGCTACGATGACTCCATGTAGTGCCAAAGTAGCGTGGCGAGTCTGGAATTTGCCGGTGACAATGGTTCGCTGAGCGACATCAACGCAACCCAAGGTGAGTTCCGCAGCCAGATTGCGGCGCTCAACGACATGATGCGCCAGATCGCAGGCAACGCCGCGATCTCTGCCGGTGACTCCGCCCAAGCCGATCCACTTAACGCTCCATTTACGCTTTACGTCAACCCATACACCGGCAGTGATGAGTTTGTCGGTGGTGCGTACAACGACTACGAAGAAGGCGTCACGCAAGCTGAGATCATCGAATCGAAGCTGAAGCGCCTTGAAAAGCAACGCCTGACCTGCGGCTTCACGTCCCAGCGTCCGTTCAAGACGATCAACCGTGCCGTCATCGAAGCGGCGATCATCACCAGCAAAGACTGGTACACAATTACTGATCCTGCCGCGCATGTGGATTGCGTGAGCATCGTGCTCAGCACTGGCGTCCACACGCTGTACAACGATCCTGGACAAGCCAGCACCAGCATCGCAAGCTGGGGTCTCTCCAAAGATCCGACTACTGCGGATCTGATCAAGTTCAATCCTGCCACCGTTGGCGGTGTGCTACTGCCTCGCGGTTGCAGCCTGTGCGGCCCTGATCTTCGCAAAACCACCATCCGCCCCAACTGGGTGCCTGATGTTGCCGATGAGCAATCGGATTACAGCAACCGCCGAGGGATGCTGAAGATCACCGGAACCGGCTACTTCTTTGGTTTCACGGTGATGGACAAGATTGGCCTCGAAGCCAGTCATCATCTGCTCGATGCGTTTCAGTTTGCCAGCAAAGCCGAACTTGACGATTTCTACGCCAAGACCTTCAGCGCCGTTGGCTCTGGCGCGGATCTCGCTTCAGCGCTGACTGTCACACGCGGCACCGAATATCAAATCGTTGGTCCGATTGATCAGACCCAGACTCCGACAGCAGCTTGGGATACCACCAGCAGCGCATCGCCCTACATCTTCAACTGCTCCATCCGATCCAACTACGGCATCGGTGGTGCGTTCATGGATGGCTCGAAGGTCGAGGGCCTGAAGTCCATGGTTTGCGCCAATTTCACTGGCGTGAGCCTGCAGAAAGATATGAGCTGCTGGCAGATCTATGACGGCAGCAACTGGGTGCAACCAACCTATACGCAGTACATCGCGGCAGATCCTGACAACACGCGCATGAACCCGGCGCGACTGAGCCGCCACATCAGCGCCATCAATGATGCCTTCATCCAAGAGGTATCGGTCTTTGCTATTGGCCAAGCGATCCACCACTTCACCGATCTCGGTGGTGAGATCACCGTCACCAACAGCAACAGCAGCTTCGGTGGTTGCGCCGCATACAGCAAAGGTTACAAGAACACTGCATTCCCCAGCGACACCAACTGGGCCGTCAGTGGCATCCGCGTTCCGCTTGACCTGCAGGAAAAGACCGGCAATATCCGTACGATTTATCTTGGCACGATTGATTCGGCAACAAGCAGCAAAATTACGCTGACATCGCCGCTTGCGATTGATAATTCATCCGATGACGTACCAGCAATCTTGCTGCAGGATGGCTATACACTTGCGAGCGGCACCTACATTTGGGCCGAGAATCCGCTTGGTGAGCCATGGTACGCACCTCTTGCTTCTAACGCCTGGCAAGCCAGCGCACCAGATGAAATTGACATCAGCAGCGCTTTCGATGGTGCAGATGACACGGTTGAAGAAGGCGTAAGCCAGCTGCCTAGCAAGCGTGTTTATATCCGCCGCTTGGTTGATACGCGCACGCCAGCTGAGCGTCGCGTTTCGATTCTCGCTAACAACACCGCTTCGGCTCGACTGCCACAGCGTAATTTCATTGTTCAAACTGATCCGCTCCGTACTAACGGCGCTATCAGCCGTGAGTTCACCACTGCCGGCACCGAGATTTTTGCTGTCAGCAACGCTGGCGCGGGCAACGAAACCGGCGTAACGACCTCAACAGAATTCACTTTGCGGCGCTCTGCACCGAGCACGGCATACAACAACGGTGATTTCTACCCCGCTGGAACAGTTGTTCGCAGTGGCGGAAAGCACTTTATCTCAACTCGGGATGTCTACGCAGCAACGGCATCACCTGACCCTGCGTCATGGCTTGAAACCTATGTCCACACAGCATCGGATTACGACGCTGAAGATCCGATCGCACAAGAGTCGCGGCAGATCATTATTGACACAGATACCGACACTGATGCCTATAGCACAGATCTTGGCATCAACTGGTCAAACGTCTGGGCTGCTGATGAGTACCGCAGCTCGACTGATTACAAGGGCGTTCACGCATTCCTTGTTGCAATCGGTCTGACGAGCAGTCAGGCTCATGCCGCATTGGTGCCGCAAGCCGCTGATGATCGCCTGCTCGATCCAACCAGCGCTACCGATTTCCCGAACGCTCCATCGGGTGGAGCGGCGACCGGGCGCGGCAACTGGGCGATTGAATTCCGCCGCCCGAGCACGCTGCGTCTCTATGGCCACGCTTGGGAATGGGCTGGCTTCCTGAACTACTCCAAGGCCATCCCGGCAGCACAGAAAGACCTTGGTCCGCAAAACGCTTTCACCTATTACTTCACCAACGAAGCTGGTGGTCGTGTCGTACCGCAAGGCAGCAACGAGAACGGATTCAATATCACACCACGCGGCCTTGAAGACATCGAAACCGGCTCAACGCTGACTGTTGAAAACATCGGCACAAGTAGCATTGACATCATCGCTCAAACCGAATTTGAGAACTTAAGCGTTACAGATACGCTTACCACTGAAAACCTAAATGTCACTGGCTCGATTAGCGGCCTCCCGACAGTTGG